AGAAGTTCATTTTCACTGACGTAAACGGTAAGAATCGTGAGTATGTGAGACTCATTCCGTATGAGAAGGCTCTGGCTAAGAATAAGGCTGAGAGGAGTCTCCGTGCCAAGATCCGGGCGGCGTGGAAACCAAAACTCACACCCAAGGCCAAGACGGTCACACCCAAGGCTAAGAAGAACGAGTACTGGAGGTCTTTCGTTGACGTAAACGGTAAGAAGCAAGAATTTGAGAGTAAGACCGCGTATCATGAGGCTAAGCAAAAGAACTTGAAAGCTTACGGTGACAAGATGCAAGCAAAGATCAATCGTCAGATTGAAATGGGACGCAAGGCACAGCTTAACCCACAGAAGTACTCGTTTGTTGACTGGTATGGTAAGAAGCGTGAATATGTGAGAAAGGGTGCATATGAGAAGGCTTTGGCTAAGAACAAGGCATTTAGGGAAGAAATGGCGAAGCCAACATTTTCGGAAAGGGCTCGAGATAAGAGGATGGATCGTGGTCAACCATTTTATATGATGACACCTCAAAACGTAAGGAACGCTATAAAGGCTGGTAAGAATATGAAGTTTGTTGGAGGATCAAAGGGTTTCAAGACGGTCACACCCAAGGTCAAGACCCCCACACCAAAGAAGGCAGTTAATATGTACATTAATAAGTTCGTAAATAAACTAGATAAAGATGAAGTCAATGCACTCAAAAAGAAGATTTGTCAACCTTAAAAAATATTTACCTATAATAAAATGTTACTGATCGTAATACTCATCATTGCGAACATATACATTCTTTGTCAGACGGGGAAAAATCAAGTTTTCACTCCAAAGGTGCAAGGCCCTAAAAAGTGGACTGTTTACGGGACCATGACATGCAAATGGACTCGTAAGCAGTTGGAATATTTTAACAATACGAAAAGACATTACGTCTTCATAAATTGTAATGAAGAATCATGTGATAATATCGACGGCTTTCCTTATATTATTCACCCTGATGGTGAAATCAGTATCGGGTACACCGAATTTTAAAGACCTCGCACAACGCTAAGAGCGATAGAAAGGACAAACGCGTCAGTGAGGGTGTTGACAGGCTTGAGGGTGCTTATATGTTTCACGAGCGATCGGTTCCATAGAAGACGGATCAGGAAGGTGGTAATAAGAAGGGCGAGAACGTACAAGAGAAATTCCCTGACCATATCAGTGCGAGTTTGGGATTTGGCAACGTCTTTAATCATTTATTACATGTTGATATTTTTTTTCTAAATAGACAGTAAGATGACCAATCTGCCCCTGAGTGGTTCCGAACCAAAATTCACGAATAGACGGTGGTCGACTAAAAAGGGTGTTGGAAGTAATAACTGCTATGCGTATGCTGTGGGAGACTACGAAGCGTACAGGTGGCAGAAATCAATACCAGGTGATCGATCGGGGCTTTCTAACAAAGGTCATAATTACACGTCATGTAAGGGATTAGCGAACCGCGTTGTTTCAGACAACCCAACAAAGGTTTACAAAGCTCGAGCGAATGAAAGATGTAAAAAGGGGTACTACAAAGTTATGATGTTCGTGTCCCCTGGGCGACCTGTGAACTACATTCGACAGGGAGATTTTCACTTTTATAAACAGCATGGTGTTGTTGAGTATAAGATCAAACCAGGTGACACCATTGCTTCAGTGGCAAAGTTCTTCAAAATTCCAGTGTCCCGAATTCAAAAGGCGGGATCATTTAAAGTTGGCAAACGTATCGTTTTCCGTGCCAATGTATTTAGTCATAAACGTGGGTGGGCCACGGGACCTCTCCTGAAAGATGCTAGGGGTAATATGATCAAGGATCCACGGACATCTTCGAGGGATTATTCTACGCTAAACTATAAACTATACTGTGGGTCATTCTGCGTCAAGAATAGAGGAATCAAAGTCGGCAAGACTCATCCCAAGGTCGGCAAGAATACTGTCTAGGTCGGGTTGATTTTCAACGTCAAAGTTGATATCAAATAAATCCAATACATCGAATATAGAATTTTCATTCAATGACACAGAGTTTGCGACTGCTGTGTGATTGTTCTGAATCGTAACTAGAACATTAAATTGAGATGCGTCAAACACTTTTCTACATGTGGGACATGTGTTCTTACCTTGGTTTTTCCACTCCTGTAGACAGTGGGAATGAAATATATGTCCACATCTGATCGGAGGATTTGACCTCGTCGATCGGACTTCACCGAGACATATAGCACATATGGGCATTCTACAGTAGGGTAGTAAAGTATTTTTCGTAATTTAGCTCATGTAATTTAATAAATTTTAGATGTATCGACTAGGGGTTTGTTGCAGTCTACACACGGGCCCGTACCCTGGTTAGCTGCCTGCACTTTGTTGAAAAGTTCGGGACCAGACTTCTGGAGAAGCTGGCGGTAGGAGTAATTATCCTCGTAGGTAATATTGTTCTGCTTCATGACATAGTTGTTGAACAACTGGGCTGAAGAGTTCACAGTGAAGCATCGTCCATCGGCCATTCCAAGTCGTTGAGACATATTGTTACTATAAATTTAGAAATTAATTTGCCGGTTGTTAATTGTATGTAACCATGATTTGAATCCCTTATTTTTCAAATGTTCCACAAAAGGATCGCATCGGTATCCCAGATAAATATCAAATACATCAGTTTCCTGTGTCTGGGATACACGGATTGATTTGTTTTCATTTATGTGTTGGTTAATGATATTATAGGCAAATGCGATTTCCTTGAGTGTTTCTGCACCGGTAATGATAATTTTACCAGTACTGAAGATACTACAAGTGATCTCTTTCATATCATTTGCTGGTTTAAACTTAATCTTCACGGCAGAGTAGCGATCTGGTTCAAATGATACTTTGAAAATATCAGAGTACTCTTCAAACCAATTCGAAACCACATGAAGGTTGATATTGTAGTTTAAACTGAAGTTGGAGTTAATCATCACTACACGGAAGGAATCTTCTGGTATATCATGATCGATATCAAGAAAAGTCTTGAAAATGTATGTAAGTTGTGTGATGATACGCTTACAGTCAAAGAGATCACAACAGCCAGCAACTTGAATACTCCCATTCGGGAATACCTTTACTGATTTAGTGCTGTAGCTGTCATGATACGTCAGTGTAACTTGATTGTAAAATGTCGTCGGTTTCAGTTTCCAGTGAAATCCTCCGTCACCTCCAGAGCCTGATCGTTTCATGGTGTAAGAACCAATCTCCTCGAAAATAGCTCGAAGTCTCTTTATATTAATCTGCTGAACAAAACTTGATATCATAGTTATTGTGGTAATCTTTACCCATGAAGGTCTTAACTCATCAGGTAAAGCTTTGCGAAATTCATCCAGTGTCAATAGATAAGAAAAACTGTTGTTTGCGATCGATGAATACATCTCGATTTTGGGACATACTTTATATGTTCCACACACCCCACTTAGGTGTTTAAAGACTAGATTCTCTTTATATTCACATGAACTGCTTTGTTAAGAGTGCAACCTCTGTTTACGATGTTGACTCTAAAATGAATTATATCGAAATCGTATACGAGCGATTCGTCAAGAAGGATAAGAAATACGACACGTACGTCGATTACATTTCTACCGAACCCAATGGAGATTGGACCATGATAAATTCTACCAAAAGAACCATCTTATATGTAAAGTTTCTTGACACTATGGTTAAAAAGACACTCGAAGTTCAGCACAAAATAGCAGAGCTCACACTAGAAAATGTGTTTACACGAGACTATAATTGTATTCGTCTCGCACATTCTAGTAAAATATTGGATCCCACATTCCAGCCACCGATTATCAATGTGAACAGTGCTTGGCAAGTGGATTTTATGAAGAAATTTTGTAAAAAATACCTCCTTGAAATAATTCAGAGATGTAACAATTTGGGGCGTTTAGAATATTTCATTAACGTCCTGAATATAATACAATCAGAAGTATAACTAACATACAGAGGAACATACCAAAATAAGGAATCCTCACCTCATTTTTCACAACCTTCTTCTTTTTTGATGGGCAAGTGAAACCGGTATCTATGTTTCGTTTAGGTTGAATAACGATATCACGAACAACTGGTTTTAATTGGTCGTTACATAATCCAAAATCACAAAATACACTACGATCATCTACAGATACTGGTTTACACACAGTTTTCTTCAGTTCTGAGAAATTTCCAAATTCACCCGTCTGTCGCATACCCCCTGGAAGGGAGAAATCATGTGTGACAAATGGATTGACGTCATTGATCGCATCTTCGTCGTTGAGCATATATGAACTCATACTTGTTATTACTTCAGATTATATTTCTTATCTCGCATCTTAGTTTTGTGTTCACACCACATCTGATCCAGGTCCACATTTAGCATGTGTGCCAGTTGAAAAAGGTAACTGAAAACATCACCCATTTCCATCATAATATCAGTACCCCGATCCTTTTTGAGATTTGTCTTCTTGAACGTTTTTTTGTGTTGACGAATTGCCGATGCTAATTCACCAAACTCTTCTGTTAGTAAAAGCCACACTGTATCGACAGGAGCACGATCCCACCCCTTTGATCTACAGACCTTCTCGGTTTCAGTTTTATAGTAGTTAAGACTCATACTTAATATACCATCGAGGTATAACTTTAAACTAGTTGATACCTATTTTAGTATTCTTGTCCAACTTGTTTCCTGTAGTGCTCGTATTCACTGGACGATCCAAAAGGTCCCTGGTTGTGTCAATTTCCTTACTGTATGCGATATACTGAGCTACACCAGTTTGAATCTGACCAACAGCCGTGTCAATGACACGACCATTCATGTACTTGACCTGCTTCTTAACTTCCTTGTTGTGATCACCCGAGTTGTTGATGAATACCACGCGCATGAGACTGTATAAATCATCAGGGTTCTGATAATCTATGGATATACCACTCTTATTTTTAAAGGCCTGACGAATCCCACGCTGAAGCAATTCGGTATTGAACTCAGAAAAAAAGAGTGAGTTCAGAGGAGTCTCGGTTTGTTTGATGGAATTGAGGTAACTCATTTAATATACTCGCCGAAAAAAATTATATGTAAATAGTAAATGCTGAACATGTCCGACTTCGACGAAGCGTATGCTCAACATCCAACATTAAAGAAGGAAGCTGAAATTAACTGCAAACCCCCAGCATGCTTCGTGGGTTCATATGCCCCAGTCTCCAAGGCTGGTGAGGAAGGTGCTTTTTTCGTAAACACGTATCTTCTTCAACCCAATCGCAAAATGGAAGTGGCGGGAACTGTCCCCGTTCGGAGTAAAGACTTAGAATGTAAGAAGTAAGTTAAAAATAAAAATTTAACAATAGGTATATGAGAGTTATTAAACGCTCAGGTCGTATTGAGGATATGAAATTTGATAATGTCACCAATAGGATCAAGAATTTAACGTATGATCTCTCAGAAAATTGCGATTCATCTAAGGTTGCGCAACAGGTATTTTCTTCCATGTACGATAACATCACAGCTCAAGAAATTGATATACTTTCAGCCGAAATTTGTATCGGAATGATCACATCTGACCCAGACTATGAGATTCTCGCGACCCGTATTATTGCGAGTAACATCCAAAAGGTATGCCCAAACAACTTCCACCTCGCCATGCGAAAGCTTCATAAGGCTGGTATTATCACAGATGAAGTTGTAGAAGTCGCACAAAAGGTCAAAGAGTCTATTAAAACTGATCGTGATTTTGAATTTGGTTACTTTGGTCTGAAAACTCTCGAAAAGAGTTATCTTCAGCGTGCCGATGGAAAGTTGGTAGAGACACCACAGTATATGTTTATGAGAGTTTCTATAGGTATTCACGGTAGGGATATTCCAGCTGTATTAGAAACATACGACAAAATGTCTCAAGGTTTTTTCATTCACGCGACACCTACATTGTTTAACGCCGGAACACCCAGACCTCAGATGTCTTCCTGCTTTCTCATCGCCAATAAGGGTGATTCCATTGATGGAATTTATGGTACACTAACAGAGTGTGCCCAAATTTCAAAGTGGGCCGGTGGTATCGGTATGCATATTCACGATATTCGTAGTAATAAGTCTCGTATTCGAGGCACCAATGGCCAATCCGATGGGATTATTCCGATGCTTAGGGTATTCAACGCCACGGCACGCTACGTCAATCAGGCTGGTAGGCGCAAGGGTTCTATCGCAGTGTATATCGAACCATGGCACGCAGATATCATGGATTTCTTGGAACTTCGTCTCAATCAAGGTGACGAAGAAGCTCGATGCAGGGATCTCTTCTCGGGTCTCTGGATTCCTGACCTGTTCATGAAGAGGGTTGAAGAAGGTGGGAACTGGTCACTTTTCTGCCCCGACAAGGCCAAGGGTCTCTCTGATGTGTACGGTGAAGAGTTTGAAGCACTGTACACGAAGTATGAAGAGGAGGGTCTCGCCAATTCAACTGTTCCAGCGGCTGAAGTCTGGAAAGCGATTCTCAAGTCTCAGACAGAGACTGGGACTCCCTATATGCTGTATAAGGATGCATGTAATACAAAAAGCAATCAAAAGAACTTAGGTACGATTAAGAGTTCTAACCTGTGTACGGAGATTATTGAGTACACAGATAAGGATGAGACTTCGGTTTGTAACCTGGCATCTATCGCTCTCCCCAAATATGTAAACAGGGAGGCGAAAACATTTGACTTTGATAAATTGCATGAAGTCACTAAGATTGTTACGAAAAACCTGAACCGCGTGATCGATAGAAACTTCTACCCAGTTGAAACGGCGAAGAAGTCTAATATGAGACATCGTCCCATTGGTCTAGGTGTTCAAGGTCTTGCAGATGTATTCATTCTGTGTGGTCTCGCATTCGACTGTGAGGAATCACGATTGATGAATGCACAGATTTTTGAAACTATGTACCACGCATCACTCGAAGCTTCATCCGAATTGGCGGAAGTTGACGGTTCGTATGAAACATTCGAAGGTTCACCAGCTTCTCAGGGTATTCTTCAGCCATCTATGTGGGGTGGTGAGGCTAAGTACCCACTTAGGTATGATTGGACTGAAATGGCTGAGCGTATCAAGAATAAGGGTCTTAAGAACAGTCTTCTCATGGCACCGATGCCTACTGCTTCTACTGCACAGATTCTCGGTAACAATGAATGTTTTGAACCGTACACGACGAACATCTATCTGCGACGCACACTTGCGGGTGAATTTGTAGTGGTGAACAAACATCTCGTAGATGACCTAAAGAAGGCGGGTCTCTGGTCCAAGGAAATGAAAGATCTCATGGTCAAGGCGGGTGGGTCTATTCAAAACATTGTCGATATTCCTGATAATATTAAGAAACTTTACAAAACTGTATGGGAAATTAGCCAAAAATGTATCATCGACATGGCAGCTGATCGCGGTAGGTTCATAGACCAGAGTCAGTCGATGAATCTGTTCATGGAAAGTCCCACAATGTCCAAGTTATCTTCGATGCATATGTACGCGTGGAAGTCGGGTCTTAAGACCGGTATGTATTATCTGAGATCTAAGGCAAAGGCTCGACCAATCCAATTCAGTTTAGAACCAGACTGTGTCGCGTGTTCGGCTTAAAGTTTTAACCACACTATAAATTAGAAATGTCGAAAATTAATGAAGCTATCAACAACCTTGAAATCGGGGAATATAACAATCGAAAAGTAGTTCTATCGACAAAACAGGGAACTCCTATGCGTATTCAGTTTCCGAGGTTGTATATGCCATTTGGTGTGTCAGGATTTACACCTGAAGTAGGAATGACGAAGTATAATATCGACTTTGCATTGAAGGGACACGATGAAGATGGTAGTTATATTAAAAAATTCTATGAAGGTATTCGTGAGATTGAGGATAAGATCATAGAATCAGTCGTAAATCAAAGTGAAAAGATTTTTGGTAACCAAATGACAAAGGATGAACTCGTACCAATGTTTAATTCTAACGTCAAAGAGTCACCCGATAGGGAACCCAAGTTTCGTGTAAAGGTTGACACCGATCACCAAGGAATGATTAAGGCTGGTGTCTATGATTCTGATAAAAACGCAGTCAGGGCAGAGGTTTCTAATGGTCTCTATTCAAGAAATTCTGGTCATGCTATTGCTGAGTTAAATAGCGTGTATTTCTTGAACAGGAAGTTTGGGTGTACTTGGAAGCTTCATCAGCTCGTTGTATACGAGCCTCAAAATTTAAAAGGTTTCCAGTTTCTTATTTAAAATCGGAGATTTTGGGGAAGCCCACTTTGACCCGCGACGGGTGTTACCATACCACTACCCACTTGGTTCCTAAAAGCCGCGTTAGGCCTGTAATTCTTGGCACCACCGGGCATGTTTACATAAGCACCGCCATTGGGCCCCTGCATGATGCGACGACCCATATTATCCATATAATTCATAGGCATTTCTTCACCAAATTGAAGACCACTGGCTTGTGCCTCCATTCGAGCCTTCTCGAGTGCTTGGTTATGAGCCTGTGTGGCCATGTTAATAGCCTGGCGATGCGCCTTTTTGGCCATGTTACGCCCCTTTTCTATCGCTGAGAGGGCCTGTTTGGTGGTATTCTCCGCCATCCTGCGCCCATCCGCTTGAACCTTGTTAGCTATCGCTTTACCCTTAAAATTCGCCCTCCCATTAGATGGCACCGCATTGGCAACTTTCTTCACTGCGCTGTTATTTTTAGGCTTGTTACCTGTAGCTGTAGTAGCACCGGCTTGGGCCATCACACCCGGAGCGGCAGCCTTGGCCTTGTTCGCGACCGCCTTGGCTTGGGCCATCACACCTGGGGCGGCAGCCTTGGCCTTGTTCGCGACCGCCTTGGCTTGAGACTGGGCCTTGTTTGCGGCAGCTTTGGCTTGGGCTATTACACCCGGAGCGGCAGCTTTGGCCTTGTTCGCGGCAGCTTTGGCCTTAGCTTGAATCTGTGCCATCATACCGGGACCCTGAGCCTTGGCCTTGTTCG